TTGCTGGTACAACATTTAGAGGTGGCAAAATGTTTGCAGTACTGACTGCACTGTCAACTCTTGGCGGTGGAGCTTGGGCTGGTTTTGAGTTCTACAAAGACTATATGGATATGAAAGAGATTATCCAGAACATAGACATTGATGCTATTGCAGCAGAGAATGCTCTAGTAGTACAAAAGCTAGATGAATCGATGCTAAGAATTGATGAAGCTATTACTTATACTAGAGACATTAAAAATGATCTAAAAGATGATCTTCTAAAGATGGAAGGTACACTTGATCGTTTAGATGCAAAGGTTGATGAAGCTGTTGACAATACAAAGGCATCAATAGAAACTTTTGAAATCAAGACTGAGAACACAATTGATAAGTTTGAAGATAAGACAAAAGCTCAATTAGATGAAGCAGAAGCTGATCTGAAAGAAGCCCAAGATGAACTAGAAGAGATGTCAAACAATCTAAAGCTAGAGCTTGAAAAGATCAGAGACACTATGGGTGAAATCAGATCTGAAACATCTGCAACTCTAAGAGATGTTGAAATGACTATGAGAGAATCAGAAAAAGATACACGTGATGTGATGAAAGAGACCAGGGCTGATCTAGAGTTCAAGATGGATGAACTTGAAACCGATATAAAAGAAACTATAGAAGAAGCACTTGATAACCCACTCAATGACTAATAACTGATAAATACCTTTGAAGGAGAGAAGGTATGATTGATCCAGTTACTGCAATTGGGTTGGCTACGTCTGCGTATAATGGAATCAAGAGTGCTATAGCCACCGGTAGAGAAATTCAAGATATGGGATCACAACTTGGCCAGTGGGCCAAAGCCATAAGTGATCTTGACTATGCCCATCAAAAAGCAGAGAAGCCACCTTGGTACAAAGCTCTTGGTGGTGGTGTTCAGGCCAATGCAATGGAAGTCTGGATGCACAAGAAAAAAGCACAGGATATGAGAGAAGAGCTCCGTTCGTATATTTCTCTTTACTACGGGCCTTCGGCTTGGGACGAAATCGTATCAATAGAAGCTCAGATGCGTAAAGCCCAAAAAGAAGAAATTTATCGCAAAGAGGAATTAAAACAATCTATTATAGAGTGGTCGCTTGGTATACTTTGTTTTGTATTAGGGGTTTCAATATTAGGTGGTATTACATACTTAGCTTATATAGGATAAATGGAAATAAAACAATGTAAACTTACCAGAAGATGGATTGTCTACGATGACAAGGGATACATTGTTGTGATCACTTCACACAAAAGAATTGCTGTAAATTTATTTAAAAAAGGTAAAAATGTTAGCGCTAACATTTGATATATAACGCATCCCTTCCACATAAGTTAAGGAGATGTTATGTGTTCCCCATTCGTCCGTAAAGAAGCAAATCGATTAAATTGGATTATCAAAGGAAAACTTATCGACAAATCTTGGTCCGATGAAGATGTAGAAAAAACCTATCATTCATATACGAAACGATTATGGGGTAACAACGAAAACTATCTCCATGAAGGTGGTTTCGAACAGGCATGGAAGGTCAGAGAAGCAGAAATGCTACAAGAAGACGTTAAACATGTAGCTGTTCTTGGCGGTCACTACGACTAAAAAAAATCAAAAAAATTCATTTTCCGGGTTGACATCAGATCAACAATGCCCTATATTATTAATATAAGGTAATGAAGGAGATATATCATGACTTACAATTGGATGGTTACGGCTACTAATGCAAAAGGCGATTTCTTTGAGGAGTATTTCGTAGAAGCTAAAGAAGCTGATATTCGTCATAAGCAACTTTATAATGAAGTTGATGATCGTGGTCTTTGGAAGTGGGGATCTATTCGTACGACTAATATGGATACAATGCGAGCTGATCTTATCACGGGTATCTTGGGTCAGTCTCGTGAAGGACAAGTTCCTAATTGTGTAGCATAGGAGACTATTTACCGGATGCGTCCGTGTGGAGGACCCGGCCGGCTAAAAGCACCATTGTTAGTTTCAATCAATCTAGAGCGGCAACGTCAATAAGGCCGTGCAGGGCGATTGGAGATACTAGGGGCGTATTCGGTAAATAGTCTTGAAGGAGATTAAGATGAGAACTGTACACTATGTAGGAATGGATTATGCTACCTATCAACGTGCTCGTCGCGTTTGGGGAGGTCCAGCATATTATCACAAGTGGATGGACGATCGTGTTTGGACTGAGGTTGGTGATAGTGATGTTGTTGTCGTCGGCGATCCTACTCATCGTCAATATGTTTGGGATGCTTCTGCAGTTAGTAAGGAGTATACAGATTGACACCTCAAGAAATACATGAATATAAACTATCATGGAGACCTGGCTATACTGTCAGGCTCCATTCTGATTTAGAATCACAAGGCAAGGATTGGTGTAAGCATCATCTTGATAAACCTTATTGGAACTTTACAAAATGGACTGCTGTGTATGAACATACCTTTCATTTTGAGGATGAAGACACTGCAAAACTTTTTAAAGAAAATTTTAAAAAATATGCAGATTTAGGTTGACATTTGAATTCAAATGAACTATATTAATATTATGATAATGAAGGAGATATAAAATGGCACATGAAGTAGAAACAATGGCATATGCGGGTGAAGTTCCATGGCACGGTCTTGGAGTAAAAGTATCTAATGATCTTACGCCAGAACAAATTATGGTAAAGGCTGGTTGTGATTGGGAAGTCACCAAAGAGCCTATTATGACAGAATCTGGTATTGCTATTCCGGGTAAGAATGCATTGGTGCGTTCATCAGATCAAAAGGTATTTGATATCATCGGAGATGATTGGAAACCTGTTCAGAATCGTGAAGCATTTCAATTCTTCTCAGAGTTTGTATTAGCCGGTGAAATGGAAATGCATACTGCGGGTTCATTAAAAGGTGGTAAGAATGTTTGGTGTCTTGCTAAGGTTAATGAATCTTTTTCTATCAACGGAGATGATCAGATTGATTCATATCTATTGTTCTCTAATCCACATGAGTATGGTAAAGCCATTGATGTTCGCTTTACACCTATTCGTGTTGTATGTCAAAATACTCTTACATTCTCTTTACAGGCTGCATCTAAGAATTTTGTAAAGCTTAATCACCGTACAGTATTTGATCCTGATATGGTTAAGGAATCTCTAGGTATTGCATCTGAGAAGTTTGCAAAGTATAAAGAGATGGCTGAGTTCTTGTCTTCTCGTAAGTTCTCTACAGAAGCTCTTATTCAATACTACAATGAGGTGTTTCCCTTTACACATAAAGAGCAGACACCTGTTGAGGTTGCGGATGATCTTTCCAAGAATGCTAAAGCAGCTATGGAAGTTCTCTATACACAACCTGGTGCTCAGTATGCCGAAGGTAGCTGGTGGCAGGCTCTTAATTCTGTAACCTATCTTACAGATCATGTTATGGGTCGCCAAGCGGATACTCGTATACAGTCTTCATGGTTTGGTATTAATCAAAACCGTAAACTTAAAGCTGTTAACAAGGCAGTAGAGTATGCCCGAGCCGCGTGAGGAAAGGTACCATGAGTACATTCTACGGAAAACAAAAGAATGGTCCAAAAGGGAGAGTGATACCGTCCGAGGTGATTCGGACGGAGAATCACTGGCTTATTGGTACGACATGGACAAAGAATGGATCGACCGGAAATAAATATAGTATTACAATGTTCAATAAGGGTTTTGCTTGTAGTTGTCCAGCATGGAAGAAATGCAAGCATATAACTGCTGTCGAAGAACAATTGGCTTATGAAGGAGATTATAGCACATGATACCTATTAATTCAAAAAAGGAACCTACTCTATTAGGTAAAATGGAAAACATCGAAGATCTATTTAAGGTTAGTAAAATGGTTGATAATATGAACCAGGATCTTATTGATTCGGGATTTGATCAATATCAATACATAACGGTCCAACGAGGTAAGAAACTTTACATAGAACGTAAAGAAGGCCCATAGGGGCCTTTTTTATTCATATAAATATAGTAAAAGTTTACAAATGGTGTTTCTATGAAAAGATTTGCATTACATGAAGAATTATTGTCAGAGGCTTCTAATTATGAATTAGGCGCAGCATATGAGACTGCTACAGCTTTGCATCTTCATAATAGTACTCATTCTGAAAGAAATACTTCTCCCGAACATTTAGAACGTATTAAAAAGATGAAACAGCTTCATGATGAAGCAATGTCTAAATTTTCTCCAGAGAAGCAAAAGGAAATTCTTCAGCGTGGAAAAGATTCTGCTAATGCCTATCTTAAATCTTTAAAGACTAATCATGGCATTAATCCCGAAGACGTACATGAAGTTCATCATACATATGCAGGTATTGATTCTCTTGTAGGAAAGAAAGTATCTCAACATATGAATCCACATGATGTTGCTATCAAAACAAAGAATGGTAAGCTTCATGGAGCATCTCTAAAATTCTCACCTGGTACTCTTTCTAACAATCCAACAAAAGCATTTGACAAAATGTCTGGTGAACTTGGTATTAAGACCGACACACATGGTGTTTGGGATCATCACTCCAATAAAGCCGGCCTTAGTGGTATGACTAAGAAACAAAAGAAAGAAGTAAGAGATAAACCCGAAATAAAAGATGCTAACATGGAAGCAAAGAAGCAATCAGCTTTGCACCATACAGAAGCTTGGAATAATGCCAAACACGAAGATCATAAAAGATTTTTGCAGCATATTACAAAATCAGATCCGCATATTCCATATGACTACGTTGTAGGTCATAAAGGTGGAACAGCAGAACCCATCAAAGATAAACACATTCATAAACTTATTGCCAATGCAAAGTCTCTAAAGGCTACACATAATGGTACTAACTTAGTTCATATTCACGACCATGAAGGTAATCATGTTATGACATTTGAACATAGACCTACACATGGATCATTTATTTCAACCCAAGTAAATGCAAAGTATGGTTCAGGAAAAGCAAAGGCTAAGTAATGGCAACGACAAGATATTTTTCCAATACATTTTATGCTGAGGGGGTAGACATTGCCAAAGGTGTGGTGATGGACGCGTCTCAGCGTAATATATTTGGAACGTGTGGTGACACAGCAAACATTGTTACAACTGAATTTAGAACGCCTTGGGAGTTAGCAAGCAACTATATTTTTCCAAGCGCAGCTGCTCAGATGAGTTTAGTAAGCACCAGTGCTTCAGATACAGCAGTAACTGTTTTAATCTTGGGGTTAGATGCGGATTATAATATTATTCGAGAAACCCAAACTTTAACTGGGACAACCCCAATTACAACAGATAATACTTATTTTAGAATTAACGATATTGTTTGTGTAGCAGGAAATGCGGTTGGTGATATAACATTAAGTGTTGGCGCTAATGTATATGCAAAGATATTGGCTGGAACTGGAAGAGACCAAAAAGCTGTTTATACTGTACCTAAAGGATACTGCTTTTTTCTTCAACGTATTGATGCTTTCTGTACAGATGCAAATGGTGGTAAAGCAGCAAGATTTAGAAACTTTTTAAGATCACCCAATGGTAGAGAACTCAGAGTAGCCGATACAACATTTTTTGAGAATATGCAAATTCTTAGACAAACACCTTTTAAGTATGATGAAAAGACGGATATTGAAATGCAGCTAAGATCGTTATCCGGTTCAACATTTGGATCTATATTTGCAGAAGGAATATTAGTAAAACTTTAAAAAATGTTGTTGACAATTGAAATTAAATCAAATATAATAAGATATGGAAAATTTTAGAACACATATAACAGAACAAAAAAATACTCATATGACTCACATCGAAGATAAGGTTATCTACGGTGGTGTCAAGGGCACACGTCAAGCCATACTCGCTTTGCGAGAGCTTCGTGATATGTTAAGAGGAGTACATGATGGTAATGTCTCTGTTAAGTGGGATGGTGCCCCTGCTATTTTTGCTGGCACTGATCCTCGCGATGGTAAATTCTTTGTCGCCAAAAAAGGAATCTTTAATAAGAATCCTAAAGTCTATAAGTCTAGTGCTGACGTGGACGCTGATACTTCTGGTGATCTGGCTGCTAAGCTTAAACTCGCACTAAAGCATTTGCCTGCTTTGGGTATTAAAGGTGTGGTACAAGGTGACTTTTTATTTGGTCCAGGTGATATAAAGACTAAGAAAATAAAGGGATCGTCGTATGTTACATTTCATCCTAACACTATCGTCTATGCGTTGCCTAGCGAGTCGGCTGGAGCTAAGGCTGTTAAGTCAGCAAAAATTGGAATCGTCTGGCATACAACCTACACTGGTAATTCCTTCGAGTCAATGCGAGCTTCTTACGGAGTTGACGTCTCCAAGTTTAACACAACCAGAGCTGTGTGGTCGCAAGATGCAATGCTCCGGGATCTAAGCAAAGTTACTATGAGTAAAAAGGACACAGAGTATGTTAATGAACTTCTTTCAGAAGCTGGGTTTCTCTTCAACAAAATCGCTGGATCGACTCTTAGGCAGCTCGAGAATGAGGAAGAGCTACCGCGCCTCATTGAGCAATTCTATAATAAACATGTCAGAAAAGGAACGCTTATCGGAGATTCAGAACGACATGTATCCAAGCTCATTCGTTGGATTAGATTACGTTACGCAAAAGAGATTGCCAAGCGCAAAACAGAAAAAGGAAAATCTGGACAAAGAACTAAACTAGATAATATATTATCTTTCTTTTCAGAAGAAAATAAAAAATCTTTGAAATATATGTTTGACCTTCAAAAAACTATTGTGCTTGCAAAACTTAAACTTATAAATACACTTAATAAACTAGGTAATGTAGATACATTTGTGAAAACAAGCCGAGGTTACAAAGTAACCGGAGCAGAAGGTTATGTAGCAATTGATAAACTTGGTGGTGAAGCGGTGAAGATTGTTGATCGTATGGAGTTTTCATACAACAACTTTTCACCAGATATATTAAAAGGATGGGATAAGCCAACGAGGAATTAAATGGCCAAAGCAGATTTTAAAACGTTTCTGAACGTAGACTATACACAAACGGGTGATCCACAACTAGCGTATAATGCTAAGAAAAGAAAAATGGACACACCTACTGGCAATACAGGTGAATCTGTAGAACCTGCAGACGAAGCTCTTTCTATGACTCAACGCAGAGCGCGTTCACGTCAGATGAAAAAGTATCAGGCTCGTCTAAAGGTTGGTCGTAAAAAAGCCTCTATGAAAGTTGCTGATGCAAAAAGATTAGCCAAGAGAGCACAGCGTACAGCACGTCTTGCATTGGCCAAAAAGATTACCAAAGGTATTCCTAAATCTGAACTTACTCCCGCCCGCAAACAAGAGATTGAGAAGAAGCTTGATAAGATGAAGCCTCGTATTAATCGATTGGCCAAGAAGATGCTACCAAAGATTAGACAAGCAGAATTAGGCAAACGGCGCGGATAAAATATGATTAGCAGATTTAGTCAGTTTCTCGTTGAGGAGGAAAAAACCGTTTTCTTCGGCTTCGGTCGAATGAACCCTCCTACTATTGGTCATGGAAAGTTACTAGACGTATTATCTCAAAAGTCTGGGCGTAATCCATATAGAATGTTCTTATCACAATCACAAGATAAGAATAAAAACCCTCTTGTATATAAAGAAAAAGTTAAATATGCTAGGAAAATGTTTCCTAAGCATGCTCGTTCTATTATGCTTAATAATAAAGTAAGAACTGCTTTAGATGCTTTAGTAATTTTATATAATGAAGGTTTTGTAAACGTTGTGATGGTTGTTGGATCTGATCGTATTAATGAGTTTAATGTATTGTTAAACAAATATAACGGCAAAGATTCACGTCATGGTTTTTACAATTTTAAATCAATCAAAATAATTTCTGCTGGTGAAAGAGATCCCGATTCAGAAGGTGCAGAGGGCGCATCTGCTACTAAACAAAGACAATATGCTAAGGATAATAACTTTACATCCTTTGCACAAGGTCTACCAGCCGCTATGACTAATCCTGATGCTAAGAAATTATTTAATGCTGTGCGTAAGGGAATGGGTCTTAAAGAAGCAAAAGAATTTAAAAATCACATTCAACTAGAACCTGTTTCAGACATCCGTGAATCATATCTTAGAGATAATATCTTTAAGGAAGGTGAACAAGTTGTAATGACTAAACATGGTATTGTTGGTAATATCAAATACCTTGGCACAAACTATCTAATTGTTGAATCTAAAGGCGAGACATGGAGATGCTGGCTGGATGATGTATCTAAGGTAGATCCTAATGATATTCCTCCAGGACATATAGAAGCCGATTATGGTGCTGATCCTGAACAAGGACCATATAGAAATTTATCGGAAGCAAATCAGTCTGTTAAACCTCACCCTGAGGTTGTTAAAGCTTATAAAAAGACTTTAGATGCAGAAGATCAAGCTGGCGATTATAACTATAGAAGCAATAAAGCTAGAGTTACTAGAGCAGCAAATCATTTAAGTAAAAAAATTAAACAGCATCATCCTGATCTTGACATGAAAGATAAGATTGCTCTTCGTACACACCTGCAAAATATGAAGGAAGCAAATCAACCTGAATGGGGCACACCTGAGTCTACTGCCAAAGCAAAGAAAATTACTCCTGGGGAAGATACTGTTAAAAAATTTAAACAGCATTCAGAAGAAAAAGATACACATGTAACTAAAGACGGCAAGGTTGCTAAAAAAGGTCTTTGGTATTATATTAATAAAAGAAAGAAAAAAGGTCTACCTGCAAAGAAACCAGGTCAGAGGGGATATCCAAAGACCTTAGACATTGAGGGCAAAAAATGAAACAATTTAAACAACTCTTAGAAGAAGTATCTGACGTTAGATTAAAAACAAATCAAACATTGTCACGGATTGCCAGTTCTCCCGGGCATCCAATGGCAACCGCTGCTAAGGCTGAATTGGCTAGACGTAAAGAACAACAAGAAGCAAAAGAAGTTGATGAAATAAGCTTGGATGCCCTTACCAAGAAAATTTCTAATTCTGGTCTAGACAATATTAAAAAAGCTATGAAGGCCGGCGATATTAAAAAGGATCTTGAAAAGCTAAAGTCTAAAATAGATCCTACTAAACCCGTTACTAATGAAAAGACTCTTACACCTGCTGAGAAGAAAAAGCGTGAAGAGATTGCTAAGGCTATCGAAAAAGATAATCCTGATATGCCAATGGATAAGAAAATGGCAATTGCGACAGCACAAGCTAAGAAGGTGGCTGAAGCTCCCGATGAAGGTGCCATGAAACGTATAGCAACTACGCAATCAAATAAAGCAGATCGTATGGCGTCTACTGACAAGAAAGGTCTTGAGACATTTAAGAAAAAGGTTGCTGCGACTGAAGATGTAAATGAAATGGGTCCACGACATACATCTTCTCCAATGAAAGACAGATTTGGTGGGGCAGTAGATTCTAAGAAGTTTGGTACATATAAAGCTCATATGAAAAAACATAATTTAGATGAACCAACTGTACGCATGATTCATAAGAATCCCGATGCCGGGGAATCAAAGCGTATGATGAAAAATCCAAAGTATGCTCAGGCTGTTTCTCTGTATAAAAATGCTCAAAGAAAAGAATCAACAGACCTTACTAAGATTCGTACTATGTTAGATAAGGAATAGAAGATATGAAAAGTTTAGTTACCTATTCAGTTGAAATGGATGAACAAGAGGTCAAAGAAGCCGTAGACTTTATGGCCGAAAAAGATATTGTGTTTACAGAGAATGTTTTTAGACCTGGTTCAGAAAAGTATTTTCTTTTCTTTAATGAAGCAAGACGCCTAATGGATATGGATATGCTTCAGGTAGAAGGTGTTAATAAAGAGATTCTGGAAACAGACATTGGTAAATTTGATATGTATGAAAATGTGAGAGTGCCACTTGATTGTCCAATGCCCTATCTAGGTGAAGAGAATCTTGGTGAAGAAGAGAAAAAAGAAATTGGGAAACCTAAAAGAGGTGGTTCCAAAAAGTTTTATGTTTATGTTAAAAAAGGAGATTCTGTGAAGAAGATTTCCTTTGGTGATAAAGGTGGAGCGTCAGACGGCTCTACTCTTAAAACAAAAATTAATGATCCAGAAGCTCGTAAATCATTTGCTGCCAGACATCAATGTTCAACACAAACGGATAGAACATCTGCTGCCTACTGGTCTTGCAGACTGCCAAGATATGCTAAGTCTTTGGGCATGCAGGTCAACAATCCAGGAGCGTTCTGGTGACAATTGGTAAACCATATGTTGATATGGTATTAGGAAATAAAAAGATAAGAACCTTTGATATGAATGCCGATCAAGATGAATATGAATGGCACCGCGATAAAATAGATAGGAATATTAAAGTATTAGAGGGTGACAATTGGCTACTACAGTTTGATAATAAAATGCCAATGCCTCTAAAGGTTGATGATGAAGTGTTTATACCTCATGGAGTATTTCATAGAGTATATAAAGGCACCACACCCTTAAAAATAGAGATAAGAGAATAAAATGGATACTGATACACGTTTAGATAGAATAGAAGAAAAGCTGGATAAGCTTAGTGATGTAATAGTATCTATTGCTCGCTTTGAAGAGAAGATGGATGCTTATAATGAGTATCGTGAAAGATCATGGGATCGTATGAACAAGTTTTCTGAAAAACTTGATGATATTGAACATAAGGTAGATGATAATTGCCGAACAGTTCATACCATAAATAAATTATTCTGGATAGCTTTAGTTGCTATAGCAGGATCAATCGCAGCTCAACTTTGGATGTAAGGAGAACAATCATGAGCGAATGGATCAAAAGGTTGGCTGAGAGATTTGCTGAAGTCAACGAATCAAAATTTTTAATTCCGGAAGAAATTCCAACACAAGAACGTACTGCGTTTATGGGAGCAGCAGCTGCCGCTCATAAAGCAGGTAAGACATCTTTTGAGTTTGGTGGTAAGACTCATAAGGTTACAATGAAAAAAGATACAGCCAATGCAATTGCTGATGAAAAAGAACCTACTAAAGAAGCAGTAGACCTTGATAAGGATAATGCTGATAAGGCCATTCGTCACGATTGTGCTACACATGTTAAAAGTGAATCATGGGGCTATGGTGAATGCATTAGTGGTCAACACACTATTGTAGAAACCACTGACGGTGAAGGTTATGTTACACATTATGACGTAATGTTTGAACATGGCATCGAACGTAATGTACCAGTAGAAGATTTAGAAATTCTACAAGAGATGTCACATTCACATTCTAAAAAGAAAAAAGAGAACGTAGAAGTTGAAATGAATCCTAAAAAAGAAAAGAAAAAGGATGATAAAGCATCTACTGAAACCGATATGGCAGCCGAAGCAAAGGTTGATGAAATCTCGGTAGGTAGGCTGCAGAGATGGGCTAAAGATGCTAAAAAAGACATCGAACAAAAACGTAACAAAGTAAAAGCGGCTTTAGATCAACCAGCAAGTGTAAAGCACGCAAAGGCAGGTCTTGATGCAATGAAAGGTTTGGCCAAGAGATCTAGAGGATCAGACATGTACGTTGATAAGATGACAGGTCGTTCTAAGGTAAAGCCAACTGCAGAAGAAGCTGAGGTATGGCCAATCTACAAACGTATCCAGGAAAAGGCAGATGCTGATCGTGCAAAGCATTATAAAGGTGCTGCTAAGCCTGAGGATTGGGATGAAAAGGAAAAGAATAATAAGGGCGCCATGGATATGAGAAAAGACATGAAAGCCGATGCTCCTGATGAATCCCCATACAAAGAAAAAGATGGTCATGATGATGCGTCTAAAGCAGGCCGTGTAGGACCTAATGCAAAGACAAGATCAGGTGATAATAAACAAGGTGACAAAAAAGTTATTAATCCTGTAGCAGGTGTCGTAACCAAAGAAAAATAGGAGAAGATTATGGCTATAAAACCACCCGGATGGTGTACAAACGCAGTACCAGGTAAAAATGGATGGACTGATCCAGTATCAGGTGAAGTGTATGTATCTGCAAGATTTACACAGGCAGAAATTGATGAGTATAATGGTGTTCAGATTGATCAAGCTATTCATGATGATATTCAGAATGGAAAGATTGAAGCTGCCATGGCAAATTCTGATTATGCCGAACCCGTTATTGTAGACGAAGATGATGTAATTCAAGATCTTAACGAAGATGGTGTTATTGATGATTTAGAATCAATGACCAAAAAAGAACTAGAAGATCTTGGCAGAGAGCATGGTGTTGAACTTGATCGTCGTAAGAACAAAAAGAGTTTAATTTCTACTATGAGAAATCTTTTGTCTAAATAAAGTAAACACTTTATTTGGATGTGACATGAAACTCTTTGAAACTTTAGACGATAAAAATATTTTGATCTTCGCTGCTAAGCATTATTACAAACCAAATGTAATTGATGCAGAAGAATTTTATGATGACCTTAAACGGTTTATGTATATTAAAAGATTATTTAATAGGTATTCTAAATCGGGAGAGATATCCGAAAGACTTATTTTAAATCATCTTATTGTGATATTTAATGTATTTGGTATTCAACCTAGCCTACAAATGTTGGAGTACCACATTGAACAAAAATATTGGACATCACTTAAACCGTTTTTGGTCTTTTTAAAATATATTAAAAATGATGAGTATACAAACATACCATTGGATCAACACGTGGTAGATAGATTAAGGAAAATCTAAACTATGGGCATTATTAAAAGAGCCGGTGATTTAGTATATACATTTAGATTTTTGCGTCTTCTTACTACTAGGTTTGAAGATACCAAAGCTTATGAATTGGGTATTATTGATGCTGATGGAAAAAGACTAAAGTCATATAATATGGATAGTATGCAATCTCGTGATGATTATAAAAACTACTATACACCTTTTCATAGACTTGTTTTCAATATTAAAAAGATTATGGCAAAGGCACCTGGTGGTGGAAGTAGAATTGCAAGTTATGCTGCAGCTCTATATCTACTTAAAGAAAAGTTTTCTATTTCGGATAAAGCAATTAAAGATGCGTTACAAGAACACGATATTGATCCATTAGACTTTATGGCTGAATCAACACAATGGTTTGTATTAGAAGATAAAAGATTATCACCAGGTGTTTATAAAATTGGATCTGATAAACTTATTAATAATACACTTGAGGAAATGGCTCACCAAAAAGATAATATAAGAGTTAATGATAACTGTTATCCTGTAGGTGAAATATTTGGTTTAGATATTTACGAGGTGACACATATCAAAACAAAGCAACCTGTATACGTTACAGTGGGAGAACTAGCAAGATGAAA